CCTGAGCCAGCTCGTTCAAAAGAAAAGTTTGTCGGACAGCTCAGAGATGCAACGCATCAAAATGAAGCACTCGCAGCAGCAATTAAAGCAGGTCATGGTGTCTTATCTTTACCATGTGGGTACGGTAAAACGACGGTATCCTTGGCTATAGCTTGTAAGTTGGGGTATCGTACAATGATTGTTGTCCATAAACAATTCCTTGCAGATCAGTGGAAGGAACGTATTCAGCAATTTTGCCCAGGTGCAACGATTGGTATAGTTCAACAAGACAAGAAGGATGTTAATTGTGATTTTGTAATCGCTATGCTTCAGTCTCTCTCCCTAAAGGAATATAGTTTCAGTGATTTTGACTCCATTGGAACCTTAATAGTTGATGAAGCGCATCATATTTGTGCCAAGGTATTCAGTCAGAGTCTTTTCAAAATGTGCCCTAAGCATATATTCGGCCTCTCGGCAACTCCAGAGAGGAAGGATGGTCTCACTAAAGTACTTCATTGGTTCATGGGGCCCACATTCTTTGCAGTTGAGCGAAAGAATCAGGAACAAGTGGAAGTGTTCCCTATAACATTTGAATCATTTAACTACAGGAACCCACCACCCTCCATGAGAAATGGAAAGATTTCAATGCCCAATATGATCACAGAAGTTGTTGAGGATCGGAAAAGGAATCAAATGCTGGTAGAACTTGTGAAAAAAGCTTCAGCTGGTACGAGGCAATTGCTGTTCCTAAGTGATCGTAGACAACATTGTGAGATGCTTCACCAATGTTTCCCAAAGACTTCTGGTCTCTACATGGGTGGTATGAAAGAGGCAGCTTTACAAGAGTCCTCAAAGAAGAAAATCATCTTCGCGACGTTCAGTCAAGCCCACGAGGGTCTAGATATCCCAACTCTAGACACAGTTATTTTGGCTTCACCCAAATCTGATATCACACAAAGTATTGGTCGTATCATGAGAGAAACAAATGGTAAAAAGAACAACCCACACATCTATGACGTTCATGACCCATGGTCTATCTTCACTGCCATGTATTTCAAGAGAATGAAGATCTATAGACAAGGTGGTTTCAAAATACATGGTAAACCAGTTGAGGAAAAGAAGGAGGACTTCCCTCAGGGAAAGTGTCTGTTTTTATAATCTGAACATCTATTAAATGTCGGGTGCATTAATTCAACTTGTTTCTAGAGGTGTGCAAGATGTTTACCTCAACAGTGAAGAAGGACATTCTTTTTTTCGTATGAAGTTTACTCGTCATACAAACTTTTCTCAAGCACCCAAGTTTATTAAAATTGTTACAGACAAAGATCCTGTTTTTACGGTACCTGTTTTAGGTGATATTGTGAACTGTTTATGGTTTGAGGGTGTAGATAGAAACTCTAATGTATCTTCAAATCTTCTTTATAATTCCACAATTGACCTTTATATAGGGGGTCAGAAAATAGATTCTCAACATTACGACTATTATGCAGACATATGGCCTAACTATCTTGCGGAAACGTATAATAAATCACAAGAACTTACGAACAAGACAAGTGTTTCCCATAGAAACTTTCAACCACTTCATTTCTTTTTCTGTGACCACGGAGCATTTTTACCATTGGTTTCACTTACACATCATCAGGTAGAGGTTAGAATTAATTTTGATCAAAATAGTCTAGCTGGTTATAGTGAAGCTCAAAAACGGATAAATGTATATGCAAATTACATATATGTAGACAAGGAGGAGAGAGAATCACTAGTGAAGAGACAAATGGATTTCGTAATCACACAGACACAAAAGGTAGACTATCCTTTATCTAACGTATTTAACAATGATATAGAGTCAGGTGGTTACAATGATTTTGATCTTTCTTGTTTCAACCACCCAGTCAAATCCATATTCTTTGGGTACAGTGCAACTAGTATTGATCCCACAAACGATCGTTTTACGTTTAGAAATGCTGATATACAAATTAATGGTACACCATTACTTGAAAATATGTCACCGACATATTTTCACACAGTACAGAATTATTATAAATCTAGACACGGTGTAAGCGATTATAGAGTTGACACAGAAGATCTCATGTATACGAGATATTTTGCATATCACTTTGGTCTAAATGCATCAGACTATAATCCTTCAGGTAGTTGTAATTTTAGCCGACTGGATAATGCTAAACTGATACTTCGTGGTGTAGAAAAGGGTATACTTAGGGGAGATCAAAAGGATATCTATATATTCGCTGTAAACTATAATGTTCTCAGGATTAAGGATGGTTTGGCTGGAATTTTATTCGGAAACTAATGTATAAATGGGAAGAACGGCTAGGTTCGAACAAATCTATGTTGCCAGTCTAGAAGCAGAACCCGTTGAGAGTGAAACACTTACAGGTGTTAACAGTATTTTAACTAGGGAAATTGAAGCAAATGAGATTAAACTCATAGTGAAGGATGGGATAAAAGGTCGTCTAGCTCTATCAAACGCTCTACCAACGAAACAGTTCTCTGTAGGTGATAAACTTTTTATTGATAAAGATGATGCTATTGTATGGAATCTAAAAGCTTCTGGTGCAGCGGATCGTATATTCGTCAATAATCAGCTCTCTGTGGGTACAAATAACCCCACAAATGCTTTTCAGATTAACGAGAATGCAAATGTAAAAGTAAATGTTGATTTAACCGGTCGTGATCTCATGACAGTAAATGGTAACCTTGTAGCTACAAATGTGATTATCAACGACCAACTTACTTTTGGGTCAAATCTTTTAATGGATGGTACGGCATCTAACATTCTAGTAGTAAGCGGTGGTATGAAAACAGAGAAATTAAGTCTTGGTTCAAACGTAATAATAACTGATAGTGACGCGAATGGTGGTAGCGCCGAGTATCCTAATAACGTAGCTGTGATCACGGGTAATGTTACAGTTGATGGTGGTATGTATATTTATGGCAACACACGGTTGTATGGTAATCTTTATGTAGCTGAAACGGCGACATATGAACGTGTCGTTAACCTTGTTGTTGAGGATACAACTATCACATTCGGTGAAGGTAATGATGGTACAAAAGAAGCTATGTTGTTATTTACACACGATGAAGATGAGTCAAATGTTGCATTTGGTTTCAGAACTGGTGCTAGAGGGAAGGAAATGGCTTTGTTCCAAACCACCGGTGGTCCACTAACTGCAACATTCTCTGTAGATAATTCGGTAAGTACAAATCTTCACGTATTCGGTGATATATATACGTCAAATGCAGTGGGTGTAGCAAATATATATCCAACACACGACCTCTGTGTGGGTTCTAACCTCTTTGTTGAGGATACTGGATCAAATGTTTTAGTAGTCAACGGTAACACATATACACGCGCACTGAAAGTTGGACCCGGTGGTATCTCAGTTGGAAATTTACTTACTATGGAACCCCTTTCGTTAACACCTGTGGTGATAAACAGTAATGTGAAGATGAATGCTTTGCGTACGACGGGTACAGCACCCTCGGGTATATCCAATTTGGCACCCACCGATACATTATCTATTGGTGCCAAGATATACGCAAATCTCACGAGTGCAGATACACTCACTATCTTTGGAAACACTGTGACAACAAATCTCATAACGCAATCTATTAGTTCAACATCTAATATAACAGTTCATAGTGACAGATATGGTGGTGATAGTCTTGTAAATCCACTTATTCTCAAATCTGGGCCAACTTCTTCAAATGTGAGCGCTATTGAAGTGTATGGTGCGAGTACATCTATCACCCATCAAAACATCCGCTTCAAAACTAAAAATACTGAGAGAATGCGCATTGCACCTGGTGGTCAAGTTGGTATTAATACAACAAATCCCACGAAAGCACTCACGATTAATGGGAATGTATTTGTGATGGGGAGCAATTCTGTTGTATATGGTAACGTATGGGGATCAACGGGGAACACTGCCATGCAGGTGTATTCTAACCCAGTGGTAGGTGAAAACAAAGTTGAAAATATCGTTGGAACAGGTAAGGGTCTCAACTTTTATGCGAGTACCACACCCTCTATGGGTACACCAAAAATGACTATATTGGAATCCAGTAATGTGGGAATAGGTACACAAACACCAGAAAGTACGTTCCACGTAAATGGATTGACTTCATTCATAAATAATCAAGTCACTAGACGGAACGGGTATAATCATTTGGGAATACCGCTAGTAGTCAGTAATGCACAACCTATTACGAGTACTTCAGAAGTAGTACCCGTGTTACATCTAGCTAGAGAGGGTACCGGCTCTGAACATGCTGCGAAAGCTGCGTTTCATTTAGGAAAGCATGAAAAGAGTTCCGGGACTTCACATACTAGACTTGACATTGTATTGGCACATGCCGATTACGCAGTGGATACCAGTGTTATGACAATTTTGAGTTCCGGTAAAGTTGGTATAGGTGTTACACAACCAGATTCCCATCTAGAAATCGCATGTACGGGTATAGCTGATCCCGTTGAAAATGGTATACTCGTACACAACAAAACCTCTGGTGACGCTATATTAGCGGCGCAAACCAATTTGGCGAATGGAAATGCATTCACCTCCTATATACAAACAGATGGTGTAACCCTCTCTGGGTGGTCCAGTGGTGTGGCGGGTTCTGATGGTGATTTTAGAATTATAAATAACCACACAAAAGTATCAAGTAACGCCACAGTTGGTTTATATATTAGTGGATCATCTGGTGATGTAGGTATAGGGACAGACGTACCCAGGGGTGCTCTTGAAGTCAGTGGTAACGTTGTAATCGGTAACGAATTATCATTTGGTGGTGTACCTGGACAGTTGTTTGGTAATACTCGTATTATAGAGAGACGTTACACCACGTCTCAACCTAGAACCGAATTGTTACTCTTTAAGGGTAATGACGGTGGTGGTGGTGATAAGGCACCTGATAGAATCAGACATATCGCGGCTGAACACGTGTTCCAAACATATAATAGTTCTGAGACAGCCTTTTATGGTACCGGGGGAATTCTAGCAACTGCAGATGCTAAAGGAAACTTCCCCCTCTGTATCACAGCTCAACAAGATCCTGGTATTGTTGTAATTGGTGGTAATGGAGATACAGCCGCTAATCGTGGAGTGGGTACTAAATTAGTTGTTAATGGTGATATAGAGTTCGATGGTGGTGGTTCGTTCAAACTGTCCGGTTTAGAGTTTTCTACCTCAGATTCAGGTTACAATATTATTAGGAATGTGAAGGATGGTGCTACACGTCGTCCACTTACATTTGTTCACGAAGTGACTAGTACGAGTGACTCTGAATTCGCACGATTTGATGTAAATGGAAGATTTGGTTTGGGTACCACGTCACCAACGTCTAACATACATGTGTACGACACAACCCCTGGTGATGTGGATATCATGAAACTCCAGAGTATCGGTAACAATAAACAAACCAATGTACTCCTATACACCAACAATGGTGAAGGTGGTATAATCAGGGGATTCAGTAATATTGAAAATAAAACTACGGGACTCGCTCTAGCTGTATCCAATAATAACACTATTACAACTTGTCTTAACATTGTTAACACAAGTAATGTAGGTGTGGGAACACCATCACCCGCTCGTCAGTTCCATGTGGTTGATCATAGAAATCCAGCTCTTGGTCAAACTGGTACTATGAGGGTGGAAAGTATTTCTTCAAATGCCAGTATAGAGTTTACCACCTCTGGTGGAAGTTCCAATATTTATGCGGATACAACCGGTAATGTATACATTCAGCCATCACAAATTGGACGACCTACAACACATATAACAAGTAATCTTGTAGTAACTGGTGATTTGGCGGTAGGTGGAAACATTGATTTCTCACGCATTGCTGTAGGATTGAGTGGTGCAGCGGCTAGTACAGATATTGAAGTTGGTGGGGGTAGTATTATAGGCGCTACTGAAGTTTCTCGTAAAACGTATTCTAAGGCATTTTCCATCGGAGCCGGTGATGCTAAAAATATACAAATCATGTTTAGTGAGGGCGCCTTTTACGCAAAGATAACCGCTATACTACGGAGAACGGATGGATCAACGGTTTCAGATTTAAATACAATGATCCTTGATATACAAGGTGGTACAAGTAATGGATCACAACCCACATTGGACATCGCAAAGGGACCAATGACAGTGTTTAGTGACGCCACAAACGCTTACCCATGGGATCCTGTAATTACAACTGCTCAATTGGGAATAAGTCTTACACCCGTTAACATTGCTTCTGCACGTATTTACTCATATGACATCTTCGTAGAATTAACAAGCGCGTGTGGGGGGGGGGTTACAAAAATAACCAGAAATCTAACAATTCCAGCAAGACTTGATAGCGGTCTTGGTGGTCAAACCACTGTATCATCTTTCTCATATTAATTTTACCATTCGGGGAAAACCCAAAGGTAGAATAAATTTAAAATAATTTATGTCCTGATGGAATCAGAGACGGCTAAGAAAATAACGCCGACAATGAAAGCCATGACGACGTAATTACATTCACTTTCTTCGAGGCCAACCTCAGGTTTAACCTCGTCCTTCTTTGTGATGACGGGCTGCTCATGTCTCACAGGAGGTACCAATTCCTCCAAGGGACAGTAACCTATCATTTATACTTTACTTAGAGATTAATTTCCGTTTTCTTCTTTCGGCGGGTTCTCTTTGGCTTAGATCCACCGACAGATACCTCTTTTACTTCACCACCCGTTGAATCGCCTGAAATAGACACAATATCAGAGACATCGTCGTCGTCTCTTTCTTCTTGAAGAGTTTGAATAGTTGTATTCATTGGTGGTGGAGGGGGCATCATCACACCCCCCATGAGGCTGGAGATGTCAATTCCAGGACCCTGCATCTCGTAGTTACCAGTGCCACCTACTGGTGCTGCATCAGCAGATCCAGAGGGTGCGCGAGTTGTGTTTTGAACCGCAGACATCATATTCTTCACAAGGTCTGGATTCTGTTTGAGAACATCGTTCATGTTGGGGAGGGCAGTCTTGAACATAGAGTTCGTGAGGTGGAACATCATCGCCGAACCACCCAACATCATAATAAGCTTGACTTCTGGTGCGACATTGACCTTGGATCGGTACTTCACGTAAAGCTCTTCAAAGACGCCATCGTAGTCATCCACACCCTCCATCACAGACTCAGACCAACCTTCAAGTTGAATTTCAAAGGGGTTGTAGCGTTTATTAAGAAACTCTAATCCTGTCACACACGCCACAAGCATACGACGGGAGAACCGAACAGATTGTTCAACATCAATACTGTATGTAATTCTCTTTACTTCTGTACGAAGTTCGTCAACATTAGAGTATGCATTCAATCTCTTATTGACAGCAAACCCCTTCTTTTCAAGCCGACCCAACTTATTAATGAGGTCCGCTTTCTCTTCATCCACTGAGTTGTACCCCTTGGATGGTGCCTCGTTATTGGGTCCAGGACCCTCGTCAGCGTCATCAAAGAACATTGGTTCATCTTCACCGTAGTCAATTTCCTCATCCATCTGTGGTTGGGTGGGAGCTGATTGTTTATTTGGATTCACAAAGGCATCCATAGATTCTTGATGTTGCATTTGGGGTGGAGGTGGTCTGCTACCTACAGGGCGTCGCACAGGCTGAGGACGAGCAGTAGATATTTCAATCTCATCCATGAGAGCCTGTTCATCTTCATCTAATTTCATCACATTAGTAGTTCCACGGTCAATGACAATTTCTTCGTCCATCTACTGTTTATAAGGAAACTATTAAATTACCTTTAACGCACTTCAAAAAATATATATGTACATTATAAATGAAACTTAACCGTGCCAATCGTAATGCTCTCATCAGTATTTTCACCCTGATCACCGTGATATTTCTTCTCGGTTATTTCAAAAACACCAGCAAGTATCAGCCTAAACCAATTGTCATCAAGACTATTAACGATAAGTCAATCTTTAATCTTGAAGATCGCATCGAGTGTGTTCCCGGTCACACGAGTGAGGGTAGCCCTTACACCAAGAGTCTAACTCCAGGTGGTCTCTGTGGTGCCCAAAAGCTCGTGTCTGAGCAAGCCGGTGGCTATGAGATTGAGGATGGAATCGGTGGATCTTTAATCTAAGCTATTATAAATGGCTTTGGTTACTTCCCCCCAGACTATTCCAGATCTTGATCATGAGTATCATGTCATAACAGTTGATTCTATTGGTCAAGTCAGCGCCAACAATTTTACTTGTCACCTTCAGCAACCCCTTAAGAATGTTGTTCAGGCTAAACTTCTCGCGGCTCACATTCACTCGAACGTTTCCACAGAGCATTGTTATGTTTCCATTGAGGAGTTGGATACCATCTTCAACGACAGAGCTTCTAATGTTCTCAGTGATCAATCTCATATGAGTATGATTGGGGGTTCTTTTGCGAGTATCGTGACGACTAATAGCGCCCATGTTGGTGAGAACTCCCTCATCTCTTTTACAGATAATTACCCTATAGTTACCCAGTATATAAATCCAATCAGAAGGGTGGATCGTCTCAATATAACAATTAGAGATCAAACTGGTGCTACCATCAAAAATTCTTCAGATGGTGGTACTAATTTTTTAGTTTTTAGATTTGTGTGTAGAAAACCAAACTTGTAATTTTCTCCCTTTAAAGTAGTAATAACATGTCTTCGGGTATAGTTCAACTTGTAGCTATCGGCGCTCAGGATGAGTTCATCATGGGTAACCCAGAGATATCGTTTTTTAATTCCACGTTTAAAAGACATTCTAATTTTTCACAATCCGTTGAGAAGCAGACAATACGCGGAGATGTGAAAAATAATTCAATGTCAAGTGTCCAGATTGAAAAGTCTGGTGATATGCTTGGCTACATCTATATGACAATTGATGATACAAATCAAGCCCAAGATACTTCTCGTTGGGATCTTCTCATTGATAAAATTGAACTCCTGATAGGTGGGTCTGTCATTGATACACAAGATTCCATTTTTACCGAAAAGATTGCCATAGATACATTTGCTCAAAATGTTTCTAGAAGTGCACTTGGTACACACCCAGGTGTGAGCGCACGTTCTTTCTTTTACCCCCTTCGCTTCTTCTTTTGTGAAGGTCCTCAATCTGCACTTCCCCTCGTGGGTTTGAACTATCATAACGTTGAGTTGAGAATTCACTGGGGTGAACAGGCAGCCAACTATAATTTTGAAATGTACGCAAACTACTACTATTTAGACAAC